GTTAGATTTCCACCAATTAGTGTATTCTTATGAATAGTTACTAATTCTGAACTATTCGTAGTATCTATACTAATATATGGATTTGCTCCTTCGGTAATCAAAAGAGCGTTTAATACATTGTCTCTTATGAAAATGTCGGTAGCAGCATTTTGTAAATAAATGTCTCCGCCGTTTATCGTTAGATCTCCCGATAAATTGGCATCAACTAGAGATTGAGCGCCACTAACAATATCATTGATAGCTTGTGTTACTATCTTTGATGTAGTAGAAAGAGAACTGGCATCACCAACATCGCTCGATAGGCGATTGATTTCTTGACGCTGCTGTTCAAACGTAAATGTTTTTAAAACTTCTCTAACCGCCATGTTTGATTAATTCTCTTAGAAGATTTTTAATATCCGTTATTTCATGCTTTAAATCCTCAAGATCGTTCTGTAACTGTTTAATAGAACTGTTACTGCTGCGAGCTTTTTTTATATCTTCAAATAAACCCTTATCAGTATTTATAACTGCTCCAGTGGAGTTATCTTTAATTAGATAATCATGATCTTGTATTCTACTGTAGTTCATTATTAGAAGGAAGCAACAACTCTTAAGTCTTGAATTTTTGGTACATAAACGGGGTTAGCACTCCTCATAACAATTTTTACAGCAAAAGAAGTAAATTCCTGTAAATTGTTAACAGAATACTTATATTCCTTGTAAGCACTTTGATTTTCAATATAACCAGCAATTAAATTATCTGTTGATGGAATTACTTGAATATCTGGATTGCCAGATTGATTGAAATATTCCCATCTAACATCATCAAAATTGTATTGGGATGTAGCATAATTTACTTTATAAAGAACTTGAACATCATCTATTTCAAACATATTAGCAGTTAATCTAACATCAATAGAAGTTGCTGGGGTTTCTAAAGTTATTTCTTTGGTTACATATTTTGCCAAAGAAGAACTATTGTTATTATTCTCTGGAACATATAGTACGCCAGGAGCATAAGAAACACTCTTAACTTCTAAGAATGATTTTGTATCCGCTGGTTGATTTTCGTACCCAACTAAATCATTAACTCTAAAAATATCTTTAGATTGATTTGATGCGCTTGAAATGGAAATTCTAGCATAAGCAGAACCAATGGTAGACGCAGCAGTATAATTATCATTGATGGGTTGCTTGTTACAAGATACTCTCAACCTCTTTTTGTTGTTATCCCAGGAAACAACTTTTCCATTAATTAAGTTGTCATATGATTTTGTAGTGTCTGTTTTATCAATCGCAGTAACAGTAGAATTTGCATTAAATGAAAATACTACTTCTGTTACTCCGCCAGAAGAAACTGTCAAACCAGTTAACGACGGTTGAGAAGCAAATGATAAAGACTCACTTGGAGAGAATAAAGTATCTGTTAACATTTTTACGAATAATTCGGCAGTTGTTGTGTCAAATTTAACAATTACTGCTTGAGCTCTTGATGTATTTCCAGAAACCAACTTAGTATTCGCAGCATCACCAGCAATTATAGAATTAACATTTGTTCCGTTTACTGTAAATTTATAAATCGGGTAAAATTCTATAATTTGATCTCTCCTTCCATATCTGTCTTCAACACCAGAAGATTTTTCAACATTATTATTTGATAAAATAACATTCGAAGATCTTAAATCAATCAGTGGTGACAAATATGATTTTGTTGAAGATAAAGATAACTTATATTGTAATGAATATTTTTTATCGCCCGTAATATTTTTTAACTCATTGACCCTTGAACACACTACTTTTTGATTATTGAAGAAATGTTCTTCATTTAAAAATGTTTTTTCATATTCTGATTGGGAATACGATTGATAGTTTACGACTTTTACATCTGCTGGCAAAATATTGGTAGTTTTTATTTCAGCATTTACTTTTGTTTCGGGAAAATTCAAATAAGCAAGTTGAGCAAATGATTTTTCATATTTTCTGTTGTATGATGCTAATACTTTAGAACCACCGCCAAAAGCATTTGATGATGCCAATGTATTTGCAGTTATATTATAGAAATTTAATCCACTATTTGATACTTCATATAGTGTATTATTGATTTGTGAACTATCAAATCCACCAAAACTATTTGAATTTTTAAAACTCACATAAGATTTTCCACTATCTTCAAATCCATTTAATCTATGATTTACTTTAATAACTTGATTATTGTTTCTATACAGAGTAGAAGTTGCTGTAGTATCTGATAAGGAATCTGCTTCAAATGGATTTTCATCCAATACTTCATAATCTAAGAATTCATTAGTTAATTCGACTATACCATTTCTAGAAATATCAAACTCAGCTCTATACAAAGTAAATTTGATATCTTCTAATAAGTCTTCTGTCCATGTATCTACGTTTTGGGATTTAAATACAGATCCTAATAATGGTTGAGAAGTTACTACAGAATTAGAAGCAATTTCTACTTCACCCAACTTTGAAGACCACATGTTGTAATCCGTAGAGTCAGATTCAATAACCAAAGCATATTCTGTTTCATTTTGTAAATATACTGGATTTTCAAAAGTAAATCTTGTTGGTGTAGTCGAACGAGTAGTTGTATCAATATCTGTTGCTACTCCCATTCTTACTGCTGGGGTGTCAATTTCGATAAATGACTGAATAGAAGCCGCAGAGGCAGAAGAACCAGTTCCAGTAATAATAATAGATGGTGGATCAGTATAACCACTTCCAGCAACTAAAATATCAGCATCAAATATATTACCAGAAGAAACAGAACAAACCGCTCTAGCCTGTACGCCACCTGGAAGTTGGGGACTTTCTACCTGAATAGAAGCACTGTCATAACCTGAACCCAAATTATCAACTCTAAGATCAACTAATCTTCCAGAATCTCTTGCTACGGTAACTCTTAAATTTGTGTTCTGAGCAGCATTATAAGTAGTTAATGAAGCAAATCTTAATTCTTCGTTTTCAATAAATGATTTTCCATTGTGGTTACTTAAAACTACTGTATAAACTTGATCATTTGTTAGAGTATAACTTCCTGTTGTAGATGGAGTTAATACAATATTGTTTCTATCATAAACATCTTTTACAGGTCCAACTGATCCAGATGTTACACCACTACAATTTTCTCCTTTATTAATTGTTAGAGTTCCATTTGTATAGACTCTTAAATATGTGTCTGGATTTAAAACACTTTCGCTGCCAGGTAAAATATACTTTCCTGGTTTGCCACTTTCTATGTTTGTTAGATAAACTTTAATTGGTATAGAAGAACTCTTTGTGCTAAAGAATAAATCAATACCAGTTAAGAATAATCCACCAGGGAATTTTTCAACTTTAAATGATTGTGATAGTGGATTTGGTTTTACTTGTGCTCTTGTATTCTCAATATATTGAATTCCTTCTTTTGCCTTGAAAATTGCTGGAGTAGTTGAAATAATTGATGCTGGTTGTTCTGGTAAGTTACCAGACACATAATAATTGATTTCTGCGTAAGAATCAACAGTGCTATCAATTAATCCTGTTGAATCAGAAGTAAATTTAATATTTTTTATCCCAGTAGTGAAGAATAATTCTACTGTCGTATCATATTGAACATCATTAATTGATCCAGTCCAAGCAGAACCAGACTGAGGAGCATTTCCAGAAGGAATTAAAATCATTCCACTTAAATTGCCATTTGCGTCAGATGTAAGACCACTATTAAAGGTACTTAAAGAGTTTCCAGATACACCAGTATATCTGTAATCTTGATTGACCCATCTATCTATTGGTTGATTGTCCATGAAGACATAAAACTTGGTAAATGGCTTCATTCTGGTCAGTGTAAAGAATACAGGAACCGAGCGACAGAATTGCTGTAGTGAATTTGCTACAGTATTTTTTCCACTCTTTCTGGATGGAACATTTTGAGCTAATTGATTATTTTGAGGACTAATATTAGAATTGCTAGAGATATTTGCGTTCGTTGAACTAGAAGTAGCAAGATTGCTCGAAATATTACTTAAAGAAGTAGTATTGAAAAATACTCTATCTGTTCCCACCCAATTTACAATAAAGTTGTTATGTAAACTAGCATATGCATCTCTAGAATCACTCTTGGCATAGAACGTCGAGAAAACTTGACTGTCATTGTCTAAAATTAATGGGAATTGTTTTTGCTCATACCATCTGTCTATATTTGGATTTAAATGAGCATCACCAACATATTGAAGTACTACAAATGGATTTACGGGTACAGTTTTAGTGGCGAATGGGTTTTTTACGAAAACAATATTATCATAAGGTAATGTTAATACTTCACCCGTTTTTCTGTAGTGATTTAAATCTCTTTGGTCCTTATTTACATTAACTTCAGTTAACTTTAAGGATGTTTCATATGAGGGTGTTCTTAATACGGACTGCTGTGTATCAATCGCACACTTATAATCTAAAGATTTTAAGTTGCCAATGCCATGATTTTCAAAATTATCTACAAGGAATCCACTCTTAAATCTATCGAGACCAACATCATCTTTAATCTGCATGTTCAATGCTTGTTGTTCTAATACACTCAGTAGTGTGTATTTTTCTAGTCTTTCTACTCTTTTTTCTAGTTTGGCAATATCGCGCATTGTGTAACGCTTGTTGTCAACTGGAATAATACGAACATCATCTGATGTCGCAGTATAGGCAGGAACATACAGATAATAAAGTGGGATAGCATCATCTACATCAGCTGGTTTTGTTGGATTTAATGAAGAATTTCCTTCTTTT